CACCCCCCAGACCGCCTCCTCAAGGTGGCCAACTACCCAGACCGCCTCCTCAAGGTGGCCAACTACCCAGACCGCCTCCTCAAGGTGGCCAACTACCCAGACCGCCTCCTCAAGGTGGCCAACTACCCAGACCTCAACCCCATGGCGTTGTCGCCACCGATATGATGTATTCTCAACAAAACAACGATATGATTCAGCAACACGATGATATGGGCCCGCAACCGATTGGTTCAATGGATGAATTTAGTAAATTTTAGTAAATACATTAAAATATAAAAATAATTATTGTATATTAACAACATTATGTGATAATTTTTGTTTTTCTATATATGTAAGTAAATCATATTTATGTATTAAATGACTGAGCAAATAACTAGAAGGTGCTAAAAATGCAAAAAAAGCAAATAGAACTTTAAACCCTTTACCCCATTCAATTATAGTGTTAGATGTCCAACTTAAATAACATGCACCAATTGTAATAGGTATTCCTATAAATATTATAAATATAATTAAGAAGAAAAATCCAAAAAATCCAATTGTAGACACGGTATCACTTGTATGATTATCTTTACTCGAAAATGGTTCTTTAGTTGACCAAGTATTAAAATTTTTATTACAAGACTTTTCGGTGTTCATGTACTGTCTCAAAAAATACATGAGACAACACTCAAGCATTATTTTTTTATCTAACATATATAAAGATTATAATTATTAAGGTTTAAAAATAACACTATATATATATATAATTTAAATTATGAAAAAGAATGAAGATTCAAAGCATAATGGATACATTCGCCCACAAACATGTAGAAATTGTGGTATTAACGGTCATTTATATAAGGATTGTATACATCCAATAATGAGTTTTGGAATAATTTGTTATAAAGTTAAAAATAATAAAATAGAGTATTTAATGATACAAAGAAAAGATAGTTTATCTTTTATGGAGTTTATAAGAGGTAAATATCAAATAACTGATGAAGAATATATTGAGGAATTAATTAATAATATGACAGAAAATGAAAAAGAATTTATATCATGTGGTGAATTTGATAAGATATGGAATTATGCGTGGTCTCAACAAAATAATAATATAAAACACACATCTGAATATCTAGAATCAAAATATAAATATAATTATTTATTTAATTCAAATTTGATTAATATTTTTACAGAAAAAGAGAGATGTTTCAAATATGAACAAGAATGGGGTTTTCCAAAAGGTAGAAGAAAATTAAAAGAATCAAATATAGATTGTGCAATAAGAGAATTTTGCGAAGAAACAAGAATATTAAAGAAAGATATTAATATATTAAATGAATTAGAAGATTTTGAAGAAATTTTTTTTGGCACAAATAATATATTATATAAACATTTATATTATATTGGTAAAATTAATAAGGAGGTTAATTTACAAATAGATAATAAATGTATAGAACAATATCGAGAAATACGGGCGTTACGATGGTATGATTACGATGATGTATTAAGTAAAATTAAAAACATAAATATAGAACGGATAGAGTTATTTAAATTAGTAGATAAATTAATTAAAGAAAAAGAAAAAATAGTTAATAAGGTAAAACCTATATAGACTATTTAAAAACATTAAAAAAGCAGAAAACACCGCCAATAACAAATGATAAAGACGAAATTAAAGAACCATCAAATGATAATTGTAATAAAAAAAAAATAGAAGAATGTAATAAAAAAGGAAAAGTATGCAATCCATTAAAAAATACTTGCGTAGATAAAAATGGTAAAACCTATATAGACTATTTAAAAACATTAAAAAAGCAGAAAACACCGCCAATAACAAATGATAAAGACGAAATTAAAGAACCATCAAATGATAATAAGGGCAAAATATCTAAAGAAACATCTGTATTCGAAAAAAAGGAGAATATTAAAAAATATAAAGAAATGTTGCTCGATGATATATTAACTGATGAAGAAATAACTGAATTAAAATTTAAAATAAACGAAGAGCAAAAATTATTAAAAAAAAAAGATATTGATATATCAAATACACCATTAACAAAAGAAGAATGTTTTAATTGGTTTAAGAACGAATTTAAAAATCCAAGAACAAATATATTAATAGACAAGGATAAAGAATTATATAAGGAAATTAAGAAACAATGTAATGCTTTTAAAGAGACAAAAGAAAAAAAAATTACAGTGTCATTACCAAAGGATGAATTAAGTAATGAGGACATAAAGCAAAGAATATATCCAAAAAAGATAGAAAATGATATGATAGATAAGGACAATTATAATAATGAATTATATTATCCAAATTTAGATGATGATAAATTTAGAGACAAAATAAATAATATGTATGAATTTTTAATACATAAAATTAAAAAAAACAAAATAGTAAATAATACAAAAGAATTTGATGATAATACAAAAAAATTATGCGGAGAATTTGAGAAAACATATTATCAACATTTTATTAGTCATTATATATCTTCGAGAACACCGTATAAAAGTTTAATGTTATATCATGGTGTAGGTGTTGGTAAAACATGCTCTGCAATAACATTATCAGAAAATTTATTATTAACACATTCTCAATATGATGAACCGAAAATATGGGTAATTATGCCTTCTGCATTGAGAGGTAGTTTTAGAGAACAAGTATTTAGTTTATCAAATTTTGATAATTATAAATCTTTAATAAATCAATGTACAGGAGATACTTATGTTAAAATGACGCAAATATTAAAATCAAATGATAAAGATAAGGCACAATTTAAACTAAAAAAATTTATAAATTCCAGGTATCGTTTATTTACATATGACGAATTTGCAAAAATGATAGAAAATGAATATCAAGACAAAATTCTAAAAGATAAAATAATAATAATTGATGAAGCACATAATATTAGAAACAGCGCAAAATTAGAGGAGAAAAGAATATATAGCGCGATAATTAAAGGTATATCAGATGGTATTAATAATAAATTAATATTATTAACAGCAACACCAATGTATAATGAACCGACTGATATACTTGATTTATTATATTTATTTTTGATAAACGATAAAAGGGAAAAGATATTAGAGTCTATAAAACCTCCTTTTCAAGATATATTTGATAAAGATGGTAATATAATAGAAAAATATATAAATATTTTTAAAATATTATCCAATAATTATATATCATATTTAAGAGGTGTTAATCCTTTTACATTTGCTGTAAAATTAAAACCTTCCGATAGTGGTTTTGAAATAATGAATAAAGTAATAAAAAATGATCCTAATAATAATTTAATACCAAAATCTGACGATAATTGGATTAATAAAATAAATGATGAAATTATTTTATCAAATTTAAGTGAAAAACAGTTAGGAATGATTGAGTTAAAAAAAGAGTTAAATGAGAATAATGTACTATCTACATTACAACCTATGAATATTGTTTATGAAAATAAAACAGGTTCAGCTGGTTTTACAACTTTTTTTAACAGAATTGATGATAGTGGTTCTTTAAAATTGACATATAGTAAGAAATTCGATAATGCATTATTACCAATACAAGAAAAATTAGGTGTATATTCTGGAAAATTTTTAAAAATAGCAGAAATAATAAAAAAATCAACAGGTATAGTAATTATATATTCAAGATTTGTTGAAGGAGGGATATTACCTCTGGCGTTAATTCTTGAACACATGGGTTATAATAGAGTTGGTGAAAAGAATATTTTATATAAACCTAAAATTATAGATAATGCACCATCTTATAACTATAAAACACCCCCAAAATATTGTATAATGACATCGCATTCAGAATTAAATAATGTAATGGGTAATTCATCTATTGATAAATTATTACCAATAATAAATAATTCTAAAAATATAAATGGTGAATTAGTTAAAGTTATTTTAATGACACCTGTCGCAAGCGAGGGTCTTAGTTTTTATAATGCCCGTGAATTACACATAGTAGAACCATGGTATCATTTTAATAAAGCGAAACAAATAATAGGAAGAGGTATAAGAAACTGCAGACATAATGATTTGCCAATTGAATCTCGAAATATGACAGTATTTATGCATGCTAGTTTTAATAATTATGAAAATGAAACACCTGACATACATGCATATAGAATATCATCTAAAAAATTATACCAGACTGATATAATTGACGGAATAATAAGAGACAATGCAATTGATTGTTATTTAATGAAAAATGTTAACTATTTTGATAAAAAATTATTTAATTTCAATATTGAAATGATAACATCTCAAAATAAAAAAATAAATTATAATTATGGTGATAATGAAGATATAAAACCATTATGTGATATTCAAAAAAACACTGTTATAAAATCCGGTTTTAGGAGAGAAACATATAATCATTTAGTATTAAATGTTAAAAAATTAATAAAACATATGATAATTAATAAGCTGAATAATGGTGAAAATTATTTAAAATTTGACGAAATAATTAAAGAATCAGATATAGATGCGAATATTATATATCAATCAATTGTAGAATCTGTATTCCCACATAATTTATTTGATGATTATATATTATTAATACATAATAATGGCATTCATATAATTGAAAAGACAACAAATAAAGAAGCAAAATTAAATATTGTTAATGATAAGGAATTAATAGTTAAAACAGAAATAAATGAAAATCAGGATATAATACCACATAATTTAGTTTTAAAAATTGAAGAATCAGAAAAATATATGAATGTCATTTTAATATACTTATCATTTAATTATGAATTATATGATAAATTTGTTAAATATGTAATAAAAACTCCATATAATAAATTAAATAATAATGAAAAATATATCGCAAATTGTTTTTTTGAGGAAGGGGCATTAATACATAAAAATGAATTTCACAAAAAATACTCAGATGATATAATATATATTGGATATTTTAATATTTATCATGATAATATAGATATAAATTTATATAATTTTGAAAATAATACATTTAAATCTTTATCTGATTTAGATAAAGATTATTTATATATAATTGAAAAAAGAAAACAAATAGAAGTACCAGATATGCAAAAAGAAAAAATAAGCGTTGGATTAATTGTGCCAAAAAAAATTAAAACCGATTATTGCAATACATTTAAAATATTATCTGCAGGAAAAGCATATGGAAAAAAAACGGGGATAGTATGCGATTCATTGTTAAAACCCGATCAAGATATAGTTTTACAAGAATATACAATAGAAATATTAACAACAAAAAAAAAAATAACAAAGGATAAAAAATGCAAAATAATTGCTGAAAAAATGTTAAAATTAAATAAATTATATATATATCCATATTATAAACCTATTATAGACTAACAATGCTAAATTTGTCTAATTTTTTATCAAATAAAACTTCTTTATTTAGATAAATAAATTTTGTATTAAATATAAATGACATTAATGATACAAGAGATATATTCCATTTGTTATTTAATATGCCATTAAGCATTTCACCACATTTTTTCTTGCCAAAAACTTTAGTTGTTTTAGGGTATGTTATAAAATCTTTTAATTTATCTTTAATTATGTGTTGTGTTATTGTTGTATTAATAATATTGCATATATTTAATACAAAATCAAGTGGTAATATTTTATTTTTTTTATTCTTTATATTTTTTAATTTTTCACTATTATTTGTTAATTTTTTTTTTTCTTTTATTTCTTCTATTTCTTCTATTTCTTCTATTTCTTCTATTTCTTTTGTTTGTAATTTTTCTTCTATTTCTTCTATTTCTTCTATTTCTTCTATTTCTTCTATTTCTTCTATTTCTTCTATTTCTTCTATTTCTTCTATTTCTTCTATTTCTTCTA